AGCTTAGTTGATATTGATGACCCGCAGCAACCGAGCCGCTGGTCGCCACGTTCCCGCACTGTTACGAGTTCTACCTCGCTTTCTTATGCGGATGAGCTTGTTTACATCAACTCGGCTAGCGCTACCAACCAAACGCTTCCCGTTGCATCATCGCAAACCTCGCCAATGGTTAGCGGCCAGCCCATGGTTCTTATTAACAAGGGCGCGGGGACTGCTACTCTTATCGGTACGGTTGATGGGGTTGTTAATCCTACGCTCGCGGCTGGCGCTGGCATTACCATCCATTACGATTCTGCCGCTAGTAACTGGCGCAGTGCAAGCAGTGGCAGAACAACCTTTGTAGAAGTTGAAAAAGACCTTGGCAGTGCCGCGTTAAATTCAGGCAGATTCACCATCACTGGATTGTCGGGGCTTACTATCGGCAAACCTGTGATTATCTCGCAAGCTGTTGGGCCGTACACTGGCAAAGGGACGCGCGCGGATGAGGCTGAAATGGACGGGTTGACAGTCAGCGCATCCGTTACTTCTGCGACGACAATCACCGCCTATTGGAACTCTGCTAGGCGGGTTAAGGGTAATTTCAAATTTAACTATTTTGTAGGAGCATAACATGGCTGTAATCGAAGGCGGTCTAACCGCAAACTTGGCGGAAGTGGACGCAGACAATAACCTCAAGGTAGTTACGCCTACCGTCATGAATGACACGGGTTATATGGTCATGGTCGGTGAGAACCATGATGGCGGTGCTACGGGATTACCCGCCCCAGTTCGCCGCGCAATGCGAGTAAGCCCCGATGGCCGTTTGCGTGCGGGCGTTGACCAAGTGCTGTGGGAAGATACCTTCAACCATACGATTGTAGATACAAGCGCCTATCAGTGCGTTACTTCCACTGCGACCTTATCGGTGGCTGGTGGATACTGGGTGTTCAACGCAGGTAACAGCGTTGCATCCGCAGCGGTTGCTCGCGTGCAAACCTATCGCACTTTCCAGCTTTCGGCATCCTCGACTAACGAAGTGGTATTCCGCGTGCGCTTTAACGTGGCGCTTCAAGCTAACTCCATTGCTGAGTTTGGTTTGGGCTTCGCCGCTACCACCGCAACCCCTACGGACGGCGTATATTTCAAAGTCAACACCGCTGGCGCATTGCAAGGTGTGGTGAACGTCAACGGTACGGAGTCCACGGTTGATTTGGATTTCATTCCCGTTGCTGGTGAAAACAACTTCTACCGCTTGGTGCAAGACCAAGACCAAGTGGAATTTTACATTAACGGCCATTTGTATGGCGTGAAGTCAATTTCCAATTCTGCTGCTGCGACCAGCTACTCCCGCGCGCTTCCTATGCTGATGCGTTGCTATAACGCTGCTGTTGTGGCAACGGCGTTCCGCATGGAAGTATCGGATGTTGCAGTGATTGGCCGCGACCTTGCCAATAATCGTTTATGGTCAACTGCCCGCGCTGGCATGGAGCAATCCTCCGTTCTTAACCCCCGTGGCGCTGCTGCTGGTTTTACGGCCAACTACGCAAACTCCGCAGCCCCCGCCTCGGCCACGCTTTCTAACACGGCGGCGGGCTATACCACGCTTGGCGGTCAATTCCAATTTGCCGCTGTAGCGGGTGCCGAAACCGACTACGCGCTGTTTGCCTACCAAGTCCCAGCCCCAAGCGCTGCTGCTGCGGGTAAAAACCTAGTGATTCGTGGGGTTCGCATTGAAACTGCAAACACTGGTGCTGCTGTGGGCGCAACTGCTACCTTGCTGCAATGGGGGTTAGGCGTAGGCTCGACTGCTGTATCGCTTGCCACGGCTGATTCCGCAACGGCTGGTACTCGTGCCCCTCGTAGGCTCCCGCTTGGCTTGCAGGCGTTCCCTGCGGCATCCGCCATTGGAACTATTGCACCTGATGTAGATGTAAACCTCGACGCACCTCTTTATGTCGCGGCAGGTACATTCGTACATGTTATCCTTAAAATGCCAGTAGGGCTTGCGACAGCTTCGCAAATCATTCGCGGCACAGTAATGATTAACGGCTTCTGGGAATAGATGGCATTTTTCTCGGCATATTGGGGGCAGGCTTACTGGAACCAAGGCTATCAGGTCGCGCGTAATGGGGCAGAGCCGCCTGTTAGCCCACTAAATCCTAATGGCGGGAGGCCAAGGGAGTACCAACCTACCTACCACGAGCTTAAAGAGCAGCGTGAAATAGAGCGTAAGTTTGAGGAAGCTGAGTTAAACCTCAAGGCCACGCAGATTAAGGTCGAGGAATTAGAATTTAAGCGGCTGAGTGATTTAGCTGATAGAGCGATGCAGATAGAGCTATTGCAGCTTCTCGCGCAGCGACATGAATTGGAGCAACTTCTACACGGGTTGCAACAACAGAAATTAAGAGCGTTAAACGAAGATGAGGAGCTGATGCTTTTAATAACCTACCTAAATTAACCCTTGCAATCTACATAAAAGGAATGTAATATGGAAACCAATACAGAAGTTACCGCTACGGATACGACTGTTAATGATGGAATCACAGTTGAAAGCAACGTAGTCCCAGAGGCCGAACCTGCTAAGGTTGAGCCAGAAACGGATAAAACTACCGAGGCCGAAACGCCAGCTACGGAACCCAAAGTGGAACCGACTGAGCCAAAACCCATCAACCCCCGCACTGCCCAACGTAAAGCCGAAAAAGAGCGTTTAATCCGCGAAGCCGCTACTCAAGCAGAGAGAAATGCTCATCTCGAAGCTGAAATAGCGCGATTAAAAGCGGAGAGAGCGCCTGCATCGGACGAACCTAAGGCAAGGGATTTATCAAAAAAGCCTGACCTTCAAGATTATGATGACGTGGTGGAATACACCCTTGATATGGCTCGTTACGAGCGTAAACAAGAGTCACTGCAAGCTGAACTGCAAAAACAAACTAAGGCGCTCGCAGAGAGGGCTGACGTAGTTAGGGCGGAAAAGCCTGATTATGACGAGAAGATTAGCGCGTTAGTGCAAAGCCAATTAGTCACACCTGAAATTGAGAAAGCTATTTACGATTCTCCTATGGGTGCAGACATTGGCTACCACCTAGCGAACTATGGGGCTGATTTGATGACGCTACGCGGGCTTCCAGCGGAGCAACTGCCAAAAGCGATTAAGGCCATCGAGGCTTTCATCAAAAAAGGCGGTGAACAAGAAAAACCCAAAGTGACGAAGGCAGAGCCTCCTATTGCTCCTCCCGGTGTAACTGCAAATGTTGAAAGAGATTTCAGCTCTTACACTCAGGAAGATTGGGAGAAAATGCCCCAAGCTGAATTTAACAAACGATTTATGAAAAAGTAACGCTACCTTGGATTCTCCTTGGTAGTTTTTAACCACCACCAAGGAGAATATCCATGTCTAACCAAGTGCCTATTCAAACAGTAATCGCCAAGCGCATGCTTGGGCGTTTGCAAAACAAACTGCCAATGACGGCAAATGCGAACAAGGACTTCCAAGCGGATTTGTCCGACTCGCAAAAACGTGCTGGCGGGATTATCAACATCACCAAGCCACCCCTATACAACGTGCGCTCGGGTGAAGTAATGGACATCCAAAATACGGTTGTTCCTGCTATCAGCACCAACCTCAACATGTTTGGCGTTGATATTTCGGCAAGCCAACTCGACCTGCAAATTTCGTATGATGCAGTACAGAACGGCATGATTGACGGCGCTCTTGATGGCGCTGCATCGGCTCTTGCTGCTAAGATTGAAGCTGATGGTTTCGACCTTGCATTGAAAGTTGCTAACGTTGTTGGTACTCCCGGCACCGAAATCACCGACCCAAGCGTTCTTGCCAAAGCTGGTTCGTTGATTACGTCGAACGGCGCACTCATTGGCCGCAACCGCGTGGGCTTGCTCAACAGCTTCCAAAACGCATCGTTTGCTACTGGCGTTAAGAGCTACTTCAACCCTGTTAGCACTGTAAACGCTGCTTATGCAGACGGCTTGCTAGGTAACGGTTACGGCTTTGACCTGTATGACGAGCCTGTTGCTGGCACGTTTACCGCTGGTACTTACGGTGGTACGCCACTGACCAATGGCGTTCTGACTGAGGGTAACACCATTGTAACTGATGGTTGGACTATCACCACCACGACCTTGAACGTAGGTGATACCTTTACGATTGCTGGCTGCTACAACCGCAACCCGCAAACTGGACGCTCGACTGGCGCGCTCAAGAACTTCGTTGTTGCTACTAAAACCGTTACGGATGGTTCGGGTAACTCGACCATTACGATTGGTGAAGATGGCATCATTCTTAGCGGCCCACGTCAGAACGTCATCAGCGCAACTGGCACTTCGGTTATTGCGGATAACTCGGCAATCACCGTTACTTCGGGTGCTTCGGGTGCTGTGTCGAAACAGTCGCTTGTGTACGACAAAAACGCGTTCACCTTCGCAATGGTTCCACTTGCAAAAGTGCCAAGCAACATGGGCGTTATGTCCACCGTTGTTAGTGATAAGATGAGCGGTTTGTCCATCAGCATGAAAGAGGGCTACGACATCACGAACAACCAACGCGTTGTACGTTTTGACGTTCTCTACGCATGGTTGGAAACGTACCCACAAATCGCATGCCGTATTCTCGGTTAATTAACACATTTAAGGAGTATTCACTATGGCTACGGCTACATCTTCTAATAAAACCTCGAAGCTGCAAGCTGGCATTAACGTCTACCCAGACGGTACTGCTGCAAGCGGCACTTTCACGGCAAACGGCACTAGCTCGGTGTCGGTTGCTAACACCAAAATCACCGCAGATTCTAGCGTTATTATCACGTTGAAAACTGTAGGCGGTACGGTAGGCGCAATCCCTGCGATTAAAACCATTACCGCTGGTACTGGCTTTACGGTTGCGGGTACTGCTTCCGATACTTCGGTATATAACTACAAAATTCTGTAGTTATCTAGGGGGTGGCTTAAAACGTCACCCCCTAAATCTTCAAATTCAAAAATGGGTAGGTTATGGCTTACACAGCCCTCAATCTGATAACTGATGTTTTATTGGATATGGGCGTGATTGCCGACCAAGAAACACCTACAGCGTCGCAAAGTGTAGGCGCTCTTACCAAATTAAACGACCTTATCGAATCATGGAATCTTGACCCCCAGAAACTTTACGGGGCTACTCAACACATTCTGCCGTTTGTGGCGAATCAGGCGAGCTATACCATCGGTTCGGGTGGCAATCTAAATATCGCTCGCCCTAATGACATTACCGCAGCTTTTGTGCGTAATACCTCAGCAGTTGCTTCACAGCAGCAAGATATACCCATCACCATCCTAAATGACCAGCAATGGGCAGATATTCCCGTTAAGGGTATGGTGGGGACTTACCCCTATGCGGTGTGGTTCAACATGACGAACCCGCTTATTGTGGCCTATATCACCCCTATTGCGACTAGCCCAAACTACAGTTTAATTCTGTGGGATAAAAACGACAACGCAACGCTTGCCTTAAATACGGTTTTGGATTTGCCCGCCGGATATAAACGCGCATTAAAATATGGTTTGTTTATTGAGTTAGCTGCTGGGTATCAGATTGAAGTGCCACAAAGCATTGCTACGTTGGCAGTCACATCAAAACTATCTATCGACCGTCAAAACCTACAAATCAACACATTGGAAACCAGCAATGCCACTCGCTACGATATTTTAAGCAATACCGTAAGGGATTTGTAGCATGGAGGCTGGCGTTGTAGGTGGAAGTTCGCAAGAAGCGTCACTGCCCTTTAACGCGGAGCGCTCAGTGAATCTATATGCTGTTCTCGACCAG